AGGATGAAACCAGTATCGCGAGCAGCACGGATGAGGAGCGCATCAGGGCAGTCACCAACAACACCATCATCACCTCCAGCCAACACTTTCTCGAGGAGTCGCTTCCAAGCGACATCAAAGTCGCGAGTCTCGAGGTAGAAGGCGTAGAAACAAATGAACAGGTTTATAATGGTGTTCCATAACGAAGTGCCCATCTCACCGGACCCGCGACTGGGACCTTGGTCATACTTCATACCAGATGTAGTAAAACCAACATTATGGTGAGACTTAGAGTGTGCTTCGGCGAAGGCATCTTTGAACTCACTAGCAAAGAACCTCAACCCGACGGCTAACTCCAAGGCACGACAGAAATCATTAACAAACCCATCCATACGATGGATATCAGGACACGAGACACTTACTGCACCGCTACAAATGCGGCTGACAGCCTCAGCAACTTCCTTCGGGGATTTTCCAAACGCATAACAGGGCAGGTCTTTCACAAGTTCCATCAAGGAATAAACAAAAGACGCATACTCTATCTTAGTTTTGGCCGGGAAGGTAGTAATGTTGCGGGTGTCAGTGGGCTTGCCATAGGCTTCCCTCTTCATAAATGCCTGCACAACCTTTTTCACATTTCCAACAAAGGAAGCCTCCACGAGGTCTCTCTTTTGGCCTGGCTTATGCTGGCGCTCGGCGACTGAATCGTAATCCAAAGGCACGCCCTTGTGCGGACAAGGTACTAAGCGCTCAACAACAGCATTCAAGGCTGCTTGTTTGGTAGGAGTCATTTTGAACCCTCCAAGGGCCTCTTCAGCTTGCTCACGCGGCAACAAAACCCGTCCGATAATCGACTGATTACAGGTGGGATCGTTGATAAGGGGAACAAACGCAGGAGGCACGAAAGGATCAGCAAAAGCATCAACTGCAGGCTTATCTTTAGGATCGGGAACACAAAAGCTGAACTTGGTGTGCTTGGGAAAATCGACGACGCTCATCTCAACGCTTGGGAAAGCGTAACCATTGTTAAAATAGTCGGTGAGAATGGGCGCGGCGACATCCCGGCCAAGTGCAACGTGCTCAGGAAGCAAAGATTTAACCTGATAGTTGGAAAGCTGATTCTTCGGAGCGATCATCTGAGTCGAACGTAAAGCTTGAAAGACGGTGGAACTAACAGTGCAGCTAGTCTCCATGCCAATGCGAGAAACCGAAGCAAATTTACCTTTATCGGTGAAAACCGATAAACTTGCAAAACCATTGCGAACAACGTCGTAACGAGCGAGTGGGCGACCAAACCAATGTGCAAACAACGCACCAAAACCGTAGAGAACACGGATTGGTGAGAGGAGCACAACATGATGGTCGCGCACAACGCGACGTGTGACGACATCGTAGACAACAGTCTTGTAGGGGATACCAAAGAATTTCTTAGAACAAGTGAACCAATCGCTCGAATAGTTCCAAACAGAGTGAATATAACGCGCACCACCCTTAACACGATAATCAAGCTCATTACCAGCAGTGAAAGAATAGCTGTAGTCATCACCAGTATGACCAGCTTCCTCAGGCTGTACAGTAAAGAGAAGATGTGGTTGGGGGTGGCTAGCGAGATGTTCGGGCATATCGACATAATAATCGACGTCTGTCATAGAAACAAAATCGTTGCAATCGATGGTGTCAAAGGTTGGCTCGAGAGAGAGGTCTTTAGCCCAAAAGAAAGCTCTCTCGCCTTTGACACCAGCTTGTTGTTCAGAGTGTGACATCTGGTAGGAAAAATGCGTAAATCCGGCCGCGGCTGCAACAGACTTGATGAAGCGGTTGGCAGCTGATCTGGCACCAGCGGACTTGCCATGTGAATGGTTGTCAAACTCTTCTCCATTGAAAAAATCAACAGAGTTGAAAACCTTGCGCAATCGCCTGAAATTGTGGAAGCCTTGGGGAGTGGAACCGAGGGTTTGCGTGATCAACTTACGACCAAAACCTCTCCACGAGGTTAAGAGTGCAAGTCGTGACACGTACACGACGACAACACTTCCAAAGCACAGACGAAATGCGGAAGGCAAACTGAACGTGGTCGGTTCGTCGACATCAAAATAATACTCGTCATTGACGGGATCATACTTGAGGCCTGACAAATCAGGAGCACGTCCATAGTGGGTGAGTTCTGGCAAATTATCATCCAATTTATGGTAGGAGAAGTATTCGCGAGAACCAGGTGCAAGCTTCTCGCCGCACCAACGCTCATAAAGCAATGAAACCATGTTTTCTCACAGTTCAAAGTAATGGGACCGTTGTGTTTGAAG